AAACAGAAGTTTTAACACCCATCTGTACTTTTTTTACAGGTCCGAATCCTTCAGTAATAATTTGACCCTTTCTACCCATCATTGTAGTTTTAACTATATTTTCATATTCCAAATCAGTATGTAAAATATTTGCCACTTCCATTCCTATACTATTCACCTCTATAAGAACATGTGCATTATTGTATTTTTTTGCTACGGTCCTGAGAACCGAGGCAAAAAGCAAAGGAGACACGGTATTATTTTTATAAGTTGCAACAACCTTATAGGGAAATTCGGTAACATCTACAACTGCCATCGCTGTATAATCTTTACCCTGTCCTTCTGCAACATCCGCAGTAATAAAATATAAATGATCTTGAGATTTTTCATTATCTATATTTTTTCTTACTGGTTCCTGATATATGTTCATTCCATCTTTTGTGCGAAGTAATGGTTTAACATACACTAGTGTATGTAATTTACTAGACGATATCAAAGTATTTGAACTTCCCAAAAAGTCACATTCAAACTCCTGTTCAAATTGCTTTTCGGAGGTTTTACTAATCATTTCTTGTTTCCATTTTTCATCACGAAGAGGTCCACCTGGATATTTTGGAACCTGACTCCAGTGAACTTCAAATGGAACATAACCGTTTTGATTGTTTATGGCACCCTTCCAATAATAATAAAACATATTAAGACCATTGGGTGTTGAAATAATAAACATCTTAGTCGATTGACCAGATGTTATAGTTGGATATACAGATGTGAAAAACTCTTCAGCAATTTGTGTAGGAATGTGAGCAAACTCGTCTAAAAGAATACAATTGAATGAACCACCACGAATAGCAGAGGAAGAAGTTGCTGCTGCTAAAATTCTGGATCCATTTTCTAACACAATAGAACCTTTATTCCATTCTATGACACCCTGCTGCAACCATTTAGGTAAATATTCATATGCCATTTTAATTCTTCCAAGAATTTCAATCGCGGTTGATTGTTTGTTGGCAAGAATGGCAACATTCATATTTTGATTAAATAGTACATAATGTAAAAGATAAGCACCTACAGTAGTCGTTTTTCCCACCTGACGGGGAAGTTTTCCAATGACGAATCTATTACTGTGAAGTTTTCCTATGAGTTCCTTTTGAAAGTCATACATCTCAAAAGGAACAAGACCCTTATCCACTGCTACAATTTTTACATATTTTTCTACAAAATATACAGGATCAGTAGCACATTTTATATATTCTTTAACTTGTTCTGGTGTAAATTGCTGTTGAACCCCTACTGGTTTAAGATTTGGGTTTCCTAGATATCCATCTTTTTTAGTTGTCATTTTCCACTTCTTCCGTTGGTATCGCTTTCAATTGACTACGCGACTGGTTAATAAGGTTTTGAAGATCGCGAGTTGAACCAACAAAGATTGAATTGTTTGTAGTATTTTTAACAACTTTATTTGTGCCTAGAGCATCCGCAGTGGTTTTATGTATTCCCATAAGATCAGTATTTATTTCGCTGACTGTTTTCATTAAAATAGAAGCAACTTCATACGCTCTCGGGGAGTCGCCTGCTTCTGCAACTCTCATTATTCCGTCAAGTGCATCAAACCCACGACTTATGAGTTCTTTCATATTTTTTCTGGCAGAATCATAATCTTGTTTTATTTGATCTTTTCTTTTAATTTTTACTTCTTTTATAAAAGATTCTGTTTTTATAATAGGTTGATCTGATTTAATCACTTCTATGTCAAGAGCATTTGCAATTTTATCATCTGCTGTAATTCGTTCATCATTCATGGCCAATCTCCAGTCACTATTGTTGTAGAACCACTTATATAATCTCCAGTATATCCAATATCAGCAACATATTCACTTCCACCAACTGTTTCCTCGCCATCATATATGTTAACATCAGATCGTTCAATTATTCCTCCAGTAGAACCACATATATTTGGATAAATGTAAGTTTTTGATGAAAAATCAAAACTTGTAATCAATATTCTTCGATCATCAAAAGTTCCTTCATATTTTTCGTCAATATTTACATTATTTAATACGAATGGTATATCAACATTTGGATACAACTCATTCATTTTTACTGTCACTGTATAATCTGGAGCAAAATATGGAACAATTTGTTCTACGATTTGTAGCATATCATCCATATTTCTTGTAAAAGCATACAAAGAAAATCCTATGATATATGGTACTTCGGCATATGCTTTATAAAATACATCGTTTACCACATCACTTCTTTGTAGAGTTCTATTTAATTTTCTACTTGGATCATAAATCATTGTTGTGATCTCGAATCCAAGTTTAGGTAAAACAATTTGAACTCTGGAGTTTTTAGATAAACTGCTTTCTTGTGAAATTCTCCAAATAAATTTTTCTTTGCTTCCATAACTTAAAGCAACACGAATTTTTTCTTTCACTGATCCATCTGTGTTTTTTCTAATAACATAAACTGATTCAAACAATGAACCAAATGCAAGAACAAGTTTGCGAATAGATTCGTTATAGTACGCTTGAGTTACAGAAAACATTAATTACATTCCTCCGAGAATGGATTATCTCTGCTAAATTTTAACTCATTATCTGCTGCTTCAGCATATATGTCATTTTCTATTTCACTAACTCCTGATATTGGGTCAACAGATAGGTTTACATTTGTTACATTATAATTCAGTAGGTAATGTTCTCTTCCAGTAACTTTACTCTTTACTGTTTGTGTTCCTGATGGTCCTGTTACAAATGTTCCACTTACACCTTTAACATATGTAAATGCTCCTGTAATTTCAACAACGGTTGCCTCTGCAGTTCTTGCTGTGTATATTGAATTTGGTCCTGTTATTCCATCAACTTGATAAATTAAATCTCCACGCTTAAATGCAGTTGCTCCACAGAATCCTGCACCCGATATTTCAAAATAATACATGTTGTATTTTCTTTTATCTTCTACTTCATCTATAGAATCAATTCCAGTATCAATTGTTTCAAACGAATATGTAAAGAGTTCACATGTAAGTGTGTATGTTGTTAAAATTCCAAATTGAAAAAATGGCATCTTATCTTCAACATAATTTATTTCAAATAAACTTTTATTGAATGGAAAGTAAATTAAATCGCCTTCTCGTGGAACTTTCACAATATCATTTTTATTTGCCACTTCTTCATCAAATCTTCTTTTTGCTACTTGTAAAGTTACTTTATCTGTAATGTTAATACCAAATTTATTAATTATATTCATTTGACCAGCAAATGCAGTTACATTTTGAATATACATTTCTATAGTGTATACATCTTTAAACTGAGATATTGGATCTTCTCCGAATACCAAATCTCTATTTAAATATTCTCTAGGAATATAAATCATATCTCTACCCATAGTTCTGATTGTTTCTACAGTCAAATCTGTGAGTAGATCTTGTTCTCCAACATATTCCCTGAAGTATGGATTTGTTGCCATTTGTTATCCGATCATGAAATCTACTGGCAATTCATATGATCTTTCAAATTCTTGTTCAATTGCTATAATTTCTTGAACTGCTGAATCATATATCTGTTGTCCTTTAAATTGAATTCCACCTGGAAGCTGGACACCATCATACTTTAACATATTGGCACCCCATTGTCTTTTTACCAAGGCAGTCATATATTTTTTCAAAAGACGATCATTGTAGATTTTTGTATGAATTTCTGGATCTAACGCAGCATATGCTTCAATTACCAAATAATGTCCAGAAGGAATATCTTGTGAAAATGCATCAACATAAATTTTATCCGTAACTTTGCTAAATCTTATACCTTTTTCTGGACTAAAAAACTGCTCAATTAAACTTATATACTGCATGGTTGTTTGATATCCAGCAACGGGTGTTGATTGACTTCCATTTAATCCACGATTTATTCCAAAATAATCTGTAAGTGCTAACTGATATCTAACATCAAACATGTTTACACCAGATAAAGTTCCAAATCGAAACACTTTAACAACAGATACTATGTCTTCACCTTTTGGTCCAGTTGGATCATCTGCGGGATTGTCTATATCAGTGACATTTATATAACCTCTGTCTAAATCAGTTTGTGTTACTTGATACTTAAAATAAATTTTTTGAACACCATCATAATGGCGAGTTGTGAAATATTGCAATGCTTCATCAAGACGGTCTTCGCACTGCTGTTGATCGACATTTACCTGTATTACTGGATGCCCGAGAGTGCGAAGAGCGTATTCTATTAATGTTTGTCTTGAGTCTGGTGCAGTAGGTGATGCCATAGAAAAACTCTCCTTACTTTATTTATAAGGAGAGTTTTTTACTATTTTTGTGTTTCATTTTCTGGATTTGGTTGATTAGGTGCCAAATCGTGCGTTGTTACAGATATTTTTTCAATTTCACTGTAAGGTAATTGATCAATATAGTACCTTCTAGTAATTGGCATAGTTGCTTCTTCTGGTTTTGATTTTTCGTAGTTTGTAAATCCAGGCATAGCAAGAGGGCAATTTAACTTTGGATAATCAAGTTTACTATATTCTTCTCCCTCTGCCACTAACCAAGTACCTTTTCTGTCCCCGCAACCACAACCGCCACAAAAATGTTTTCCTGGAGTTGATGAATTTTTTAAATGTTCGCAGGGGGGAAGAACTCCACCTTGATTTTTATTACCAAAACAAGAAAGAACTCGTAATTGTTTTATTGGTTTTGTTACTTTTTGATTATTAATTCCCCGCGATGCAATTGCCATAGCAAAACTTTGCATCATGGTTAATTTTTGTTTTAATGCAGACTCTGGAGTTGCTATTTCTCCTGGTCTAAAATTTACCGACTGTTCTGTTGTTTTTGGTGCTAAAATTGGAGGTAGTGTGGTATTTTGATTGTTTTCGTTATTTGGTTCATTGTTTTTATTTCTGCAATTGCAACCCATAATATAATCCTTATGTTAAAAGTATTCTTCTAAAAAACATCATTGTTGCTGGTGTTTTCTTGTCAATCAATACAGTTTTATAGTTTATAGAATAAGAAGAATCTACTGCCACTCCATAAACAAAACTTTTTCCTAATGATTTATTCTTTTTTGTTTTACTGTTTAAGTATTTAGTGTCAAATAAAGAAGAAGATGTGAGAGTTCCAAGATTTTCTATATTTTTTGATTTTAAATATGCAGAATAAAAGTATAATTCATATATTGATGGAATGTAAAAATCTATAAATCCTTTTCTATCTGCGTACCGAATAGTATTTGTTACAGCAGTGTTTATTCCTGAAAAACTATTACTGCCGTATGTATTATAATATCCATCCCATAGAGAAGTTTGATAACTTAAATCCTGTTCACCTTTAAATAAAAATGGAGCACTGTATCTATTTGGATCTACTATTATTGCCCATTTTGCACCAGTTCCACCAATCGAATCTGCATTTACTGTATTTAAGGTTGGAGATCCAAAACTTAAATTTCCATAAACCAAACTGCTTTTTCCATTTAAATATGGAGGTTCAAATATTCCAATATAGATTCCACCTTGAAAACTATCTCCCGATGTAAGACCTAATGCATTAAATGCACTTAATCCCATTTCTTGGACCACATATTTTCCAAAAGTATTTTTTACAGGATCTGATGGTCTATATGTTTCTCCAGATATTCCACAATATGGATTATCTGAATCTTCCACTTCTACCCAATATCCAGTGCACAATGATTTTGGAGTTATTGTGCATTCATATTCTAATGTAATTCCATTTTCTACTAATGAGTAACAAGAACCCAAATCAAATTCATCATATACTGAAGGAATGTTAACCATTCTTCTTAAATTTGAATTTGTACTACAATTTGCAACAGGTGTTCCTTCAATCAAAGGAACATTGCATCGTGTAGATGAATTGTAAATGGAAACATATGCAGATTGAGATAGTGCACCACAATCTGAAGGATTGCAGACATCTGTGCAAACTACAGAAGAAGGTTCTCCATATTCATTATAACTTAAATGACAACATGCTCTTGCAGCACGCGCGTCTAAAGTAGCACCAATCATGCAATAATTTTTCCAGTAATAAGGAGAAGTTGTATCTTCACTTAAAGTATTTGGACAATTACCTGGAGTCCACTTTCCTCCTATACTTTCACAGTAGCATTTACTAGTAAATGATCTAAGACCAGGACCATCGCCAGAAATTGCATTTGGATCTGTTTGTGGATCGGAGGATGGTGATAAATACGGAGAACTTCCTGCAACTGGATCACCATTTGGAGATGTTAATGTAGGCATCTGCTGTTGAGCAGCAGATGTCATAAACTTGCAAGCACAGCAACATCCTTCATCATTATTTATTTGTGGACATGATACATTTTCATAATTTCCATCTGGCACTGGTATATAAATTCCACCATAAACCCAGCATTCATAAAATGAAGTTATTAATGGTTCAGAAAGATTTCCACCAGATCCACCTATATTGCAACAAACTCCATATCCGTTTAAAGCGTCAGAATAATCAAATGCTGGTTTAATTCTAGAACGAAAATGGACGCTTGACATTAGGTTTCCTCACAAAGTTCGTAATCAACACAGTCTCCACATGAAGTCCTTACACAAATATAATCAGTATTATTTAGATAAACTTTTACATTTTTAAGAGAAGAGAACCCAGAAAATGAACTACACTGATTAGTATATGATGAAAATGTTGGATCATATCTTTGTGATGATCCATTACTGTACCATTGCTGCTCTGTTGCATTAGATGCCCCCAAAAAACAAGAATCAGAAGGTATAGGACACCAATATTGATAAATATTATCTTCTTCTGCCCACTGAGTACACTGTTCAGTTGTATTATTACAAAAATCTTCTCCAGTTACTTCACCATTGCCGCTAGAGTTACCTTCTCCTAAAACTGGACCACCATCATCAACACAACTACATGGAGATGTGCAATCATAGTAATCGCAAATCCATCCTCCTCGCCTTTTTAGCAATATTTGTCCTCCTCCTGGTCCCTCCTCACCACCACAATATCTCTCCCAAGTAAAAGGAATATCTGTTCCAAATTTTAGTGGATTCACCCAAAAAGGTGCAGCAGTAGAGCAAGGAGTATTTGGGGATGGGCATCTTCTACATTTACATGCATTATTTGGATTAGAAAATGACACATTGCTATCTGGGTAAAGTGCAACTCCCGCATTTCCCCAAAAGTCTAAAACTTTATTTGCAATTAGTTGAACTGCAAGGGTGGCATTGGACATCTCATTTACCTCCCCCGTTGTGCCAAAAATATTAAACAATATATTTTGTGCATTGCAATAATTGTTATTAAATGGAGATAATGATGGTGTTAAAGATGTTTCCCATGGAATGTTTATTCCTAATGTATTAAACATTAAATCACAGCAACCATTAAATCCAGGAGATTCAGGATTATCAATACATTCAACATTTTTGTTAAATGGAACTCTCTCTATGTGTATAACAAGTGGGCATGGTGCTATTCCCAATCTTGGATCATTGGATCCATGTATAACTCTTTGTGCCTGATTGTCTGGTATATAACCCTCAGTTGTCAGATTTGCTCCTGCTGTATATCCCATTATTCTTAAAACAGGTTTTGTCTTGATTGTGCTATTGCATAATAAACAATCACTAGTAAATTCGCCAGTATTGCATGGAATTCCTTTTGGTCTATTACATGGTCTAAAGAAATATGGAACCTCTTGACATGAATTGCCAGTACATCCAAACAATGCATTTGGTTTATTATACCACACACCACCACCAGCACAACATTCTGTTTTTGTTGTTACATTTGGCAAGCAATTATTATTTTTACAACAAATTCCTTCTGCGCCATTAAAACAATTTCCACCGCCACCTCCACCAAACCCTGTTCCAAACCCTGTTCCTCCTGAACCACCAGATCCACCAATGCAAGGATTAGATGCGCAAGAAACATATGGAACAAACTGTCCAGTGCACTGTCCGCGAGTAACATTATCTACACAACCACCACTTTGTCCTCCTGGTGGAGTTGTTCCTTGACAATTATTATCTTCACATGCATTTGGATTTGTTCCCAACCAAGTTCCATGCCCTAAGGGAAAATTGACACATTCATATTCAGTTAAGTTGTTAGTACAATTGCCTGGAGAATTTGGAGGTGCAAGATCTCCGCGTATACAACAATAACCAGTTGGTCCACTTAATCCACCGCCTCCACCTGGTGGTAAAAGTCCTAGTCCACCCCCACCACCAGATATTGGACCACCACCGCAATTATCAGTAGCTTGTGGACAATTATCACCCTCATATGTTCCACAAATATAGAGATTAGGAGGAACAACCGAGCATGGTGCATCGTCTGGAACAAAATCGCGATTACAAGCTATTCCTGATGGTGTGCAATACGAATAACACGGAGTAATTTCTTCACATTCTTCTCCGTTATCGTCAACTATGCGTCGAACATAACTACAACAACAACGATTTCCAGCTGGAATAGTACCATCTGAATTTAAATTGCAAGTACACCCTGCTAAACATAAGTCTCTTGTTGAACTCCATTTTTTATATGGTCCAGAGCATTGAGACTGTGTTGATGGAACACAAGCAAATTCGGGATCTTCTGTTGCAACATCATTTATATTTTGACAACAGAATCCATCTTCATCTGTGCCTCCACCTCCACCTCCACCGCCACAACAAGATCCAGTTGGTCCACCACCACCACTTCCACCAGATACACCAATTGAACAAACACATGCACAGGATACATCTGTACATCTTAAATTTGGACCCATAAATGAACCATTGAGTGCTCTGCATTCAGAAACACTAACATCATCTCTGCATTCATATCCACCGAATTCATCACAAATACAACATGGACCAGAATTAACAGTAAGATCACAGCAATTAACTAAATCACATGAATCTCTGTTTGGTGGATGACCAATATCATTTTCATCTGGAATTGCAGTCATTGCTTTTCCACCAAGAACAATTTCACACTGTGCTCTAGTATAATTTCCTAAACATTTTCCACCTTTGCAACAAACAGTTGGTGTATCACAAGGATCATAACAAAATCTTCCTTGTAATCTAAGTTGATCCTCTGTTAAATCGCCACTTGGATAATTAAGACCATCTGGATTAAATGAACCACAAGAAATTCCTTTCCAAAATATTCCTCCAAAACTTTCACAAAGTCTTGGAGATATACTTTCAACACATGAACCATTTACACAACAAACTCCATTTTCAGCACAATTTTCCGAACAAGAACTCATTGGATTAAATGTGCCATATAAAAAGTCACATTGTCTTTTTGTTACATATTCTTGACAACCAAGGGTTCCTCCAGGAGTTTCATAACAACAAGACCCAAACAAATATCCTGGAATACATTGTTCTGCATCTTGAATTCCATGACCACGATGCGCTACTGTTGCATACCAAGAATACCCACGATTAAAACTAGTAAGTCCAATTATGTTTTTTCCACAACTTAAATAATTTTCACCCTGTTCAAAATAAATATTAATTGGAAAAACCCAAACATCATCACCATTTATAACTAAAGTTGCCGAAAGTATTTGGTTATCGCCAAAGTTATCATATCCAGTAAATCCACGAATTCCTATTGGAGTATTAAGCACAAATGTTCCAGCTGCATTTAGATCTAAATATACTCCTAAAGTTGCTGGTGGAGAAATTGTATAAGGAAGGCCAGTTATTCCATGAATTGATCCTGGAGGTATTGGATTAAGAGTTAATATTTTTGATCCAGAATTTAAATGATAACTGGTATCATCTTTTCCTGCTCCATCATATACAGTGTTTGTAAAATTAAAAGCTCCAGAATGTCCTTTACTTATGTTTTCAGATGTTAATGGACTATAAGTTAATCCACCTCCAAATACTGTATATGGGTTTCCTAAATACAGTATTTTTCCAACACCCATTGTGGTTGCATCATAATTTCCAATTATATTTGTGCCAAAATAAATTGAATCTATAGAAATATATTCATTATTTGGTCCAGTTAATGATGCATACAAAGAACCAGTTGCTGTAAGTCCTTTTATTATAAAAGTTCCACCAATAACTTGATGAAATATTCCATATCTTTGTGTGTCTTCGGAAGAACCTGTATTAGATCCCTTTACTAATCCAAATGTTTTATCTGCAGTTGTGCTTCCTCTAAAATTTCCAGAAACCGAAAATGTAGTTCCATCAGAAAGTGTTAGTTGTATTACACCTCCTGCAGCAGTTGCAGAAACAAAATATACAGCAATATTTCCAGTAAACCCAGTTGTTCCAGGAATACCAGTCGGACCTATAGAACCAGTTAAACCAGTTGGACCTCTATTTCCAGTTATACCGTAAGTTAAAATGTCAATTATTGGACTATTACTCATAATTTATTCTTTTAAGTATATATCAAGCATTAAATGGAATTACTGTTGTTTCTCCTGGTATATTACCAACAGCATAAAAATTTGCATTTCTTGGTTGTGTACAAATTCTTTCAACTCTATCTAAACATGAAGCACATCCAAAATTATCTCCAGAGGAACCAGCTCTATAATAATTTTGTAAAATATTTGTACTATAGTAAAAATTCTTACAAGTTACAATAAGTGGTATTCTTCTTACTGGTCTTAAGTGTGCAATTCTGGCATTTCTATTTTGAGATCGCATTGCTCCAACTTCATTAGCAGGTCCATTAAATACTTGAGTTAACATTTTTTGACCATTAGAAACTGCCATGGTAAATTTGTATGCTTGATCTTCTGTTAATGAATTTTCATCATTTGTTAAAACTGTTCCATTGAAATTAGTAGAAGTCAATCTTGTTGATGATAAGTATGGTTCAAGTTGAGGATCAATTGGTTCTAAAATATAATAATCTTTATTTAATGGATCATCATTGCTCCAGTTACGAAGACGAGAAACGCTTGTAGAGCTCCAATATTCATTTCCTGCTAAAATTTGATCTCCCTCTACTGCAAGAGAAGCATTTAAATCATTTAAATTCGAATACATATAATTCAATTCAGTTATACTCGGTATATACCAATCATTATAACCATACAGAAAACTGTTATTCCAATTTGAAATTTGTCTAATTGCAGATGTTAATGGATTTTTTGAATCCCACATTCTAGCATATGCTTGTTTAAAATAATTAATATCGTTTTGCATCAATTCTGGATTAATATCGGAAGGCCATGCTGAACCATTTCCGAAACTAAATCTGCAATAAGCAGATGGATCACTTGTTGTTGTTAATCCTTCTCCTGATCTAAACCACAAATATGGATTTCCTTTTGAGGTGGCATCATGAATTCTTGTAGACAATAAACCATCAACAGGATATGTTGGAGTTTCTTCTAATACTATTGCAGAGGGTGCACCACTTTCAGATGCAATATTAGATCCTTGCATCATTCCCCAACTTAGTTTTCTAGAACCCCCCGTTATTCCATCTTGAGTCAAGACTTCAACATCTTCGGGTGCAACAATCAATGCCCAGAGAACATGAATATCGTTATTTCCGTAAACATTTGCTGCTAAATGTTCGTATAGATTTGACTGATTAACCCCATCAAGTAATCCGTTAAAATATTCAACAGCAAGTCCAGAACCAACTAATGTATAAGAGAAAGCACCCCTATTTGTACTATAGTTGTATCCGCCCTCAAACATCATTTCCGCTGGCCAATTCACTCCATTTAAATTTACCGCTTGTTGAACAATTGGTGCTCCTGCTTTCAACATGCATCTGGAATCTAATGAATTTTTTGGAAGAACTCTGGGGAAAGTTCTATTAAAATATTGAATTACTCCACTATTTGTTATTCCTGTAGATGGTTTACATGTTCGAAGATACCAGTATGGAACATTTTCTAGATTTCCTCGTGGATTGATCATACATTCTAATGGTTCACCTAAAGCAGTTGATGGTGAATTAAAATCATCACATGGATTTGGCATTCCTATAAATCCAACAAAATATCCTCCACCAAGTTTAGTTCCAGGTTGCAAACACGAATATAATTGTCTAGCATGAAGTGCTTTACATTCTATATCTTTAATAACATTTTGATCAAGTGGATTTTGATATCCTGTAAAATAGGTATCATTACCACCAGTTACTCCACCACAACAATTGACTTCAGAACACTTTACTCCAGCACCTCTGAAAACACCATTGATACTGTACATGCAATCTTGTGGTGAAACATCTTCACGACAATCTCCTGTTTCTGTACAACATGCACCTTTTAATAAATTGCTTCTTGCACAGCATTCTGGATCACCTTCTAATGATGTACATGTTGCACCAGGAACAAATGTTGCTCCTTCTATTGCCATGCATTCATTTTCTTTTAAGTTATAACATCTTCCAAATATGCAACATCTTCCAGTAGTTGAAAAAGTACCACATAATATTTGTGAACATCTGTGTGAATTTCTTGCACGATCAGCAATTGCTAATTGTTGTGCAGTTGGTGGTGGATCAAGTCTTCCATAACTTCCGCTAGGAATTCCTGGTAATTGATTTCCAGAAGAATTTGGAGAACCCGTTTCATAATAATCTCTGCAAATTTTTCCTGGGGCAAAAATTCCATTTAATTGTTGACATCTTGCCGCTGATGTGTTTCTACATTTATATGGATCTCCAGTATAATTATACCAATCTTGATCATATGTGCAACATGCACCTTCTGCTAAACACTCTCCTGCTCTGTCAGCACAAGATCTTGTTGCCCACTGACCTCTATAAGTATAAATGCAAGCATGTTTACTAATATAATCCTTACATTCATAAGTTGAACTTCCATCAGATGTACATATACAGCAAGAACCTATGAATCCAGCATTGCTAAAATTTCCAGGAAGTGCTGCACTTAATGGAGTATATGAATTTCTATTTTCATATCTTGGAAGATACATTGGAACATATCGATAACTGTATGGATTTGCAAATGATTTATACCAATTTGCATTAAACTCATTAAGCGATTCTGGATTAGTATCATATCCAAATATAGATCGAATTATAAATCCAATTTCTGGAAAGGATAATGATCCATAAGATGAGTAATACGGTTCTCCAGGAGTTACAGGAAATTCAAGTGTATTAATTTGTGTTGAAAAAAATTGTGGACCATATTGCACTGTATCTGCATCATAAAATGTACTTGATTTATACCAAAATGGATGAATAAATTTTTGCGATAAGTATGTTATTGTGTCAAAAGATAAACCACTTGTTACACCAATATACATTATTGGTGTATATGTAAAATATTCATCTCGTATATCGTTATTTGGTAAAAATGATGTTTCAATATTAAATAATTGAGTATAATATGGTAATGTTCTTGTAATGATATCTTGTGGTGGAGCAAAAGGAGAAGATGGATTATTTAAAAATAAAGGAACAACTGAATTATAAACAAGAGAGGTTCCATATTTTTCAGAAGTAAATCCAGCATTATATGTAAAGGTTGATCCAACTGTGCCAAATTGGAATCCAGACAGCGTATTTATAGTTCTCCAATTTTTATTATTATAGAATGCTTCTCTTGATACTTTTTGATCTATAGTCAATTGTCTAGAACTTTGATCAAATTTTGTATTTGGTGCTGCAGAAGATTTAAATCCAGTATAATTGAAACCAGCATTTGGATTTACATATAACAATTCACCAGTGTTTCCAATTGCAATTTCTTCATCTGCCAGTGTTGCTCCGTACAGATAGACTACGCTACTATCTGAAGTTATTCCTACAAATGTGGCACCAATTTCAAGACCTGGAGCACTTCCTTTTAATTCTATTCCTTTAAAAAATACAGTATTAGCTGCTTCATTATTTGAAAATGGAAAATATTCAAATATATTATTATGAATAAAATTTGTAGATAAATTTTCAGTTGGTTCAGCATTTAATTCTCTAACACCAAATTTTGGAAGAATTGAAGCAGAATTTCCTGGATTTCCCTGCACATTTGCAAAAGTAAATGCATAATTATTTGCATAGAATATAATAGTGGTGCCATATCCAGTTATTCCAGTAACTCCTGCACCAGTCGGACCAGTAGGACCACTAGTTCCACTCGGTCCAGTTGCACCAGTAGTTCCAGTTGCACCAGTTGCACCCGTTCTTCCTTGAGTTGCCCCAGAAATATTTGATGGTCTTATTATTTGTACTACTCTTGATGAACCGTAAATCATAGTTTTTTTACCATGCTATGTCTGAACAATATTTGCAATTATGGAACTCCACTGTGGATCTGATGTAAAATTAGATGCGTTGTATTGTTCATTATTTGCATTTGTACCATTGACAATAGCACCATCAGTTAATCTTGGAATATGCCACATTCTATTTGCACATATTTCATAACCTGTATTATTATATTCATTTCCATAATATCTTTGATCACAACGAATCAAACGAACTAATCTCAATTCATATTTATCGTAAAAATCATCTCCCTTTTTAACTTTAAAATCCGTGGACACTGGAGCAGATTGTGTTTCTGTATCAAATGCTGGGAATTTTAATGCCCAAGCCTTTGTAAATTGGTGAGTGTTTACTTGATAAAAATGAGGTCCAGTTACTGAAACTGTTATTGGATTGTTTGTTTTAGGAACACCTCCTGTTGCTTGAATGTATTGTTTTGTGTTGCCTTCATCAAAACATCCAGTAGAGGACCAAACCCATCCATTTGCACCAAGGGCAGCAGATCCTATAGGAATTCCTTGTCCTAAAGTTGGATTACCTCCACCACCCACACCTCCACCACCCACACCTCCACCACCCACACCTCCACCAGCACCACCCAACAATCTAAAAGTAATTTCTTTATTTGTTGAATTAGAAAAACTGTCTATATCACCTAGAGTGGTACTTCTCAATCCAGAAGAATTAACTTGATAATTGTAAATTTTTTCTTGCAAATTATGTTTTACACATTGATTTGCAATAAAGGATAATTCATCTATGCTTGGAACAAACCATCTAGAAACTTGTGGATATCCCGTTGCTCCCATTTCCTCAACTGTGTAATATTTTCTATTATAAACACTAGTTCCCTCTGCAATTGTTGTTTTTGCATGTTGACCGTTTGCTCTAAAGTTTGCAGTAAACCCAAAAGTAGGATGTTGTCCTGTTGCACCATATAATGAACGCAATTCGGTATACATTCCCGATCCTGCTCTTAAATAATATTCTGCAGCATCAGAACTAAATAATCTTGTACAATTGTACATTCCCCAATTTCTAGCCCAATAACCTGTATTGGTTGTAAGAAGATTTGGTTTTCCTAAGCGTGTTCGTTTACATGGAGCTCTCCAACAATTTTGAAGACATGGGCCAAGAGATATTTGATTTCCCCAACAAAAATCAAAAGATGTAGTATTACCCCAATATGTTGCTCCTGGTATTCCAAGATGCGATGTTGGCAATGTTCCATAAAACCCATCATTGCGTAAATTGACACTTGTAGCTTCACAATTTAATGGTTCAATTAGGTCTGTGCCTTGAGTAACAATATGACCATCTTTTAAATTAGTTGCTAAAGTAAAACAATGTGATGTACCACCATGACTCCAAGTAAATAAATTAATTTTTCTTTCATACATTTCAAATTGGTCTACTGTAGTTGGAGTTAGACTAGAAAACTCCACTGTGCTAGTATCAGGTTCAATTGGTTCATTTGTATAAAAATCAGCATAATAATTTTCTGTTCCCAAAATACTGTTTTCATATAGTTGGGGTTTGATTCTCGCAGGGAATGGTAAAACTATTAATAACCAACTCTCACATCTCGAAGGAACTAGACCTGAAGGCAATTCATTATTTTTTGGAAGAGTAAATCCATATCCCCTGTCATCAAAAAAACTTCTATAATATTGTGCAGTTTTTTCATTTCCATTATTTAATTGATTAAACAATCCTCCAGCTAGACCCGATGGGTGTGAAGGGTTTGTTGCCTCATTAAATTCTACATGCATAAGATCTAGACCGTTATAGGTTATTCCTGTAAATTCTCCACCAAAAGCATCAGCATTTCCTAAACATGTTGATCCCGAAGGTCTAAAAACTCCAGCAACAATTCCTCCAGCAAAAAAATCACCAATATTTAATTCAGTATACTGTCCAGTAAATATTCCAGTTACTGGATCATATTTTTTCACTCTGAATGTATTTCCATCATAGCACTGTGGACAATTTGATTGAGTTGGAGGTGGTGGACCAGTTGGACCAGTCCCACCAGTGCCACCAGTTGGACCCGCTTCGCCCTCACATATAAATGAACCGCATGTAAATCCACATCCATAATAAACACCTGTACAACCAGTTATTGAAAAGTCGCCATATCGTTGTCTGTTTGTGCAATTGCCATTTACACAACAACCAGCAGTTGCTCCATTAAATCCTAAACATCTTTGATATAAAAAATTTCCAGAACCTGTATAACTGCAGACAGTTCCAACTCCTTGCCAATATCCGTTTGCCGCTATACATTCATTTCTTGTTTTATTGTCTTGGCATCCACCAGAACCATTACAACAAGAACCTGTTTCGTTATATGCTGCAGCACAATCAACTGCTCCTGGAGCTCTATTACAATTATCAAACAATGTCCAATGTGACCAAGGAGTTTGATTTGAACTTCTAGAAATTCTTAAGCAGTCACATGATCTTACTGGAGAGGGATGTGTGACAATTTCATCATTTGAATTTTTATAACAACAATATCCAATTGGATCTCCATTTGCAGTACATCCAGGATAATTAATGTTTTGGTGAGGAAAGAAATATGCATTTCCACTGCTAACTAAAGACTGACACCCCGATCTAACGGTAACAAATGATGTTCCTGCGCTGCACCCAACACAGCACAAACCAACTGGATCATAAACTGGGTCATCAATTTCTATTGATCCAGCACAATTATTATATGTTTTATTCCAGGAAATTTGTTCATTTCCGCTATTATACATGCCATAATTTGCGTGCCATATTCCTTCAATATAAAATGCATTTATGACATCCAATCCTTCAGTAAAACATGGAGGATATGTTAATGGCCATGAAATATTATTTTCGCCACCACCAAGAACATAACTATTTGAGTTTGTTGATATGTATTTTGTTGCAACTTTACCTGTTATTCCTGGTGGAACAACAATTGTTATTGCTTTTGCAAAAGCAGGATCGGCATTTTTAAAAACAATAATCTGATTTGTAACCACTTGCCCAACAGAAAGTTGATCTGTAAATGAGTTTAAAACAAATGTTGGTGCTTCTTCCCAATCTAAATACCAGTAAAAATAAAATCCAGCAGTAGTGTTATTTGGATCTGACTGTCTCTTTACTGGTCTTACATATTTTACTCGTTCACCATAGTTTATAGTTTGCAAATTTACAGTTTTTGAGTTTACATCATATTCTGTTCCTGTAAGTCCACCAAATCTATTTGCGGAGTGTGCAACAACTAATTGTCCCGTGGATCCACCAGATAATCCTAAAAATGGAAGTCCAACCAGTGTATAATCTATAACTATATCTTTTGGTCCACCAGGAATTGTATTCAATGCCGATGGTGGATTTATACTAATTATATTTAATCCTGGTTTTCGAGATGCTGTTGTTAATCCTCTAAAATTTAAAGTATTAACTGTATATTTTTCTATTCCAAAATCATAAACTGAAGCAGAAACTCCAGCAAAAATATCTATTACTTGATCTGATGCGTTTTGACCATCAGCAAAAACATAGTAATCTCCATCATTTCCTTTTATTTCACTGCCAACGCGCGTTGTGACATTATCATCGAATGTAGTTATTACTACATTTGAAGAGTTTGTCATTCCACTTATGCTTGGACCAGTTGCACCTGTTTGACCTGTTCCTCCATGTGCTCCAGTTGGTCCAACTGGACCCGTAAATCCAGTTGGTCCCGTTGGGCCAAATGCTCCTCTAAATTTTTTCTGTAAATATGGACTGCTTCCGTATAGCATTTAAAACTTTCTTATATTCTTAATCTATCTTCAATTGTTTGTATTCTGGCTTCATGATCATCAAGAACTGTTTCAACATTTGTATCTTCGTTTCCTACAATCACCGAATCTGCTGTTACCGTATTTGCTAAAATATTGCTAGGAACACTTACTCGTATTCCCATTGGTTGTACTTTTAATCCTACACTTACTCTTTGATTTGGTGCTGGTGTTCCATATGCTGTTTCAATTAATAAAGGTTGTGGTAAACGAATTATTGGAGTTTGAGTTGCATACACAGATGCAGAATCTATCGCATATTGCAAATTTTGACCACCTGGATCAACTATAAGATTTTTGCTAAGAGAAACTTGTGGACTGTTTGGTTCTTTAAGAATTAATAATGTTTTATATCCTATTTCTGCAACTGATCCTGTATATTGAACTCCAGCAACTGCTGTTTGTGATACACGCATTCCAACTTGAATTGTTCCAGACAGTTCATTTACTGTTATTATTTTTTCAACATATCCATATTGTGTGCCAAATTTTGAATAAAATTCTGGATAATCTGCTATTGGGAGTTTTTGCGATGTGCTAGTGTCTATAAATCCTTCTTCAAATGTATTATTTCCAATAACAATTTGAAGATTTCCAATTTCTGTATCATCCAATACTGCTTGAATCTCCCCACCAATTCTATATCCCAGATAATTCATAACTACGCCACTATATGATCCAGCACCGTGTGGTGCCGCTTGATATACTGGTTTGATAATATGATCTAGACTGTTTGGAGCAAGATTCTGAAGTGCTCCTGCAGTTATTCCACTTAAAAAATAAACATCGTTTCCACCAGAACCACCAGTTGTTCCACTAATATTTAATAAATTTTGAGAATTTATATTAATAGAACCATATAGTATTACAACTAAATTATTGTTTGAAGAGTTATATGATTCTACTACCCCAAAAACTTCAGAATTTGGTGCTGTATCTGCCTTTGCAGATGTATAACCACTAGTTAATACATCATATCTCACCACGCTACCATTTGTTAATCCAACTGTATATGGAATTTCTACAAGCAAACGAGAACCACCCTGCACAACACTAAAAGTGTTTATTGATGATTGTATGTTTGAACTATTGCTACAACTGGGCATTTATTACTCCATTACTAATTTTAAATTGGATAACTAGCATCTACGATTAAATGACAATTTATTACATCATATGGAACAGCACCTGTTACTATATTTACTCTAGTTGTGGTTGGATCTGATGTTGTTGAAACCGTTGTTGTGTTTGGAGTTGCATATCTTCTAGTATTGTTATATCCAACAGTTCCAGTTGTATTTCTTAAATCTTTTCCTGCGGTATAATTATACATTTCGTTTGATAGACCAGACAAAGGAGAATAGACAGAAACAGTGGGGGTCGTTCTCATCAAGGTTGGAAATTTAAATATTCCAAATGGCGAGTTTGGTAAATATGTAAAATTAAATGTATTTAATTCTGGTTCTGTCGTTGTTAACATAGTTTTAGTGCCAAACGATTGAGAATCTTTATATGTTTTATTATAATATCTTTGTGATTTTTTTAGTTTGTCAGTATATTGTTGAAACTGGTGGGGTGGTGAAGTATAAGTTCCATCGTAAACAACAAATGATGCTAAACTTACAGTCAAATTTGTACCAACTGTAACAATATTATTATATGCTAATGTAATTAATGGAATTAAATCTATTCCTATTTCAACATAATCATTTGTATATGATGCTGCAGATAAAGAAGGAACATCATAATTCATCGTGTGTTTAGTCCAAGATGTTTGAAGATTTATTGTTCCTATTGTCTGTTTACTTATTTGGGATCCACCAGAATATCTTGCAAAATAAACATTTGCACTATAGTTTGGTAATGTACATTTAGCATAAAAACTAACAGTTATATTTGATCCATTAAATGTTTCAATATCATCAATTACATGACCAACAGAATATTCCGCCGCTGCTGGACTTGAACCTAACCCAACTGGATTTTCTAGACATTTTAGATCTATGTAATATTCTGGATTTCCTTCTACATCTGTGCTTGCTGATGCAAAAGATTTTCTTTCTAAATTTTGAACTGGAGTAGTTTCATCTGCAAATAATGACTGACGGCGAATCCAATTATCAGCAAAATAAACACTACCATAAGTAGTATATGAAGTTTTTCCTGTATCTCTTTGCCAGATTGAAAAATCTCCATTGAATGCATAATTAAAACCATTTGTAAGAGTTTCTGGAGACTGTGTTGTTCTGAACGCTGATGTAACCGCAGATCCAACAAGTGGTCTTGGATTTATAAACCAATATGAGGGAGAAGAGTCAAATACAAATCCAACTTGATATTTTGGAGGATATAAACTGTTTATGTTAGTGGGTGCAATTTGTAATTGACCAGTTGCTCCTATAGCAGTAGTTGTATATGTTGCACCAGAAATACACCATGGTCCTTGTTTTGTTCCTGCTGAAGATATTGCTTTTGGTATTACTGTAGAAGTTCCTCTTGTAATTAGAGTGTATATAATATTTGAAGATCCTGATGATGAGGATTCTATCATTCCAACAATAAAATCTTCTTCATCTGGTAAATTCCAATATTCCGTACCAACATCATATGTTCTGTAAATGTAATTTTTACTTCCACTTAAAAACCAACCATTAATCGCAGTTCTTCCAGAATCTACAAGAACTTTGTTAAAAAATGTACTTCCTGATACAAGTTGTGGGGCATATGATAAAAATGATCCAAATGTAAATCCAAGAGTATTTGTACTTTGCGTTTTTAAGAATGAAAGTATAATTTTATTTGTTCCAGTTGATCCACTTCCTGATCCTGCTCCAGAAGAAGCATTTAAATAATTTCCACGATATTGAACCACAAGTCCAGCAGTTTCTCCAAGTCCTATCATTACTGGTTTTGAAACTTGCCCCATTGTTGTGGGTTCTGTTGTGCTAATAGTTCCAGCAGTTACCGCATCCAAAAAGTAAACACATCCAGGAGATAAAGTCGAACCAGCAACTGATGTAAAATTTCCTTCTATTTTTCCAGAAGTGGTAATCACAGAATGTGTAGATTTCATACTAGAAATAAAACCTATAACTTCGGCAGAATCTGCACTATCTGCTTTTGCTAAAGTGTAACCAGATGTTGTTATTCGCACCACAGATCCAAATGTATATCCAGTAGACCCAGAAGTTATTCCTGTTATTTTATAAGAATTATTAGGAATGATCACATTTTGTAAAAAACTAATATCTCCTGCAAATGTCAATCCTGTTTGAACTACTCCTAATGTTCCACCTATAGATATTGTTACTAATCCACTAGACGCACATAATCCAGCAACAATTCCATCACCATTAGTAATTCCAGATACTTTTACCTGGTTTAACTTTGAAATAATTTCATTATTTTCCTTCAAATACCAATCATAAAATGTTGATGTTGAAGTTAAAGATGTTATTGTGTCGTTGAACGCCATTTATGTGTCCTGTATTTTAATTAGTAGTAGTAACTGGTTGTTCATCAATATAAGTTACCGTAGCAGTGGTTGCATTAAATGTTATTTTAAATATTGGATAAAAATTATCTCCAGATGCTATACTTGTTCGTATTTCTATTGGATCTGTAAATGAAACCTTCAATCTAGAAGCACCGCATGTAAAAAATGAATTTTGCGCATTCCCAGAAGAATTGTCTCGTATTGTATCATCCTGATCAGTTCCGCATGTTGATGATGGGCAGCAAGATATTTCAGTTTTTTCAGCAACAAATCCAATATAATTTATAGAATTTCCAGAAGTTGTTGTAGATATAGTCCTAAAATTAGTAGATCCACTTTGATTTATGTAAATCCAAAATCCAAGACCTGTTGATTCATCTACCCAGTAGAACCAACTTGGACGCATAATTACATCAAATTGCCAAATTCCACTGATCGGAGATGATGGAGTTGTCACTGTTGGTGCTGCTAACTCAGATGGCAAACTTTGACCAGGAATTGCTATTCTTGGATCACCAGGTATAAGTCCATCCCAAAATGGTATTTTACCGTATTGTGACCAATTTGAATTCAGTCTTGCTGTTAAACTTTGATTAATAAAAAATAATTCTTGAAGTTCATTTAATTCAGATGCCTGAAGTGCATATCCAGGATTAAACCCCAGCATGTAATAATTTTTATTCTCCTGTGAATACTGAGAACTAATTCTACTGTAGTATGGAACACCACTTAGTGGTAATGTACCTAATGGCAAATTTGGCATATACTATTACATTCCCTTCACCATATTTATACGAATAATTACAGATTCAGTGTCGCTAATGTTTAAGTTAGCATTTTCCTTTTTACTTAACAATATTTTTCCACTATATTGAATAAATTCGGGAGCAGCAACAACAGCAGTAACATAATTTACTGAAGAACCATCTAGAGAAGAAAAAGTTAATCCTTCTAAATAATCATATTTACCATAATTTACATTTTTGAGTTCAACTCTAGTAGTATTTGTGGCAACTCCACCTTCAGCAGTGGGAGCAACACCACCAATAAGAATGCCGTTTGTTGTATTTGAAAGACCAGTGAGTTCAATATTTGTGGGTATGTTTGTATTGTATTCTTCTCCACTAACAGGAAGATCTGCTATATTTGTGTCATTTCCAACTTCTGCTAACACTGTAGTTCTGTAAATATAATCTAATTTTTTATTTTTATTTGTTCCAGAAGTTATAATATTTGTTCCAACAGTCGAATTTGGGTTTTGAATAAGTCCAAAAAAGTTTAATTGATCTGGAATATAAATGTTTGAACTTTCTATTGTTTTCTTTTCTATTCTTGCGTCAATCATTACATGTTGTGCATTTAGCACATCTATTGGATCGAATCCTAAACCATCAAGTGTGTCTATATTTACATCTATAACTGATGTTATCATTAAAGAATCTACTTCAATTAAATTTTCATCAATTGAAAGTTTTATATCTTTATATCCGCTTCCTCTTTGAATGATTTCTATTCCATTTATTATATGTTGATTGTTAAATATTTTTGTTTTTAATTTAATTCTACCTCCATTTCCTGTATTGCTAGTAACTGCAATTTCAGGATCTGGAACGCTGCAAACCAATTGACTTGTACTAAATCCAGATAAATTTATAAAAACAGATATTAAAGATCCCTCGTCTAAATTATCATTTTGATTTATTTCATTCAGATAATAATAGGGGGATGCTGTAGAAATTTGATTAGCTTGGATTAAATTTGTGATAGTGTCATAATTGTCAACAATTTCAATTGTACTTGGAATAGATGTATTTGTATCATAAAACACAGACGCAAACTTTTCATTTAAATGTAATAAATAAAAACATTCACTACAAGACATGTTTGAACCAACACTAAACAAATCTCCCCTTTCAAATTCATTAGTTCCTGCGTCATCGTCGGTATTTAATGCAGTTTTTGCATAAATCGCACAATACCCTGTGTCTCCTGTTCCAAAATCACCACAAAACTGTTTTGTTAACTGATTTAAATTTTTTTGTGGTTCATTATCAAACAAATCAAAAGATATAACTGGCAACCAACTTGCAGAAACAAATCTTTCTAATGACGAAGTTATTCTATAAAGTGGTTTCCAAGAATAACCATCAGAATAACTTTGAATTCCCGCAGTATGTGTTGGTCTAATCGTTGATGAATTTACTCCACCAAAATCACTTCTGTTGTCTGCATTATTTGATATGCAAAGATAAACATAACCATTTTGATCATTATATGCGTAATAATTTCCATTATTTGGTTTGGTTGAATACCAAGGTTGATATGGTTTCCGACTAGACCATTTAATAAACGGAACAACAGGCATTAAACTATTTTGACCCACACGAACAGAAAAATCAGAGTAATTCCAAACATTTATAGAAGTTTCATTTGTGTCTGAAAGAGACGGATTTGGATTGTATCCCGCAAATACAAATAATTGATTTTTAATACCAGCATCTTTAATAAAATTTTTAGCATTTTGACTTTTTGTACTCATTTTAATTTCCTATTATGAACATGCATAACCAGAATTTGGAGAAACTGTTCCTACTGGATAACACAATTCAAACATTGTGCTGATATTTATATCTCTAAAATTAGTTTTTGTATAATTTGAATACTCTGTCCAATTTGGAAATACATGTGTGGTTCCTGTAAATCCTAAAGTTGACCCACCAAAACTTGCACCACAGCATCCGATTGATCGTTCTAGTCCTATTAATGTTAAACCAGCAATTTTACTCCAGTAAGTTGGATAAGTTATACCAGTGTATCCAGCATAACTAAAATCAATTCTATATGGAGCATAGTTTTTCAAAAATGCAGTATCACAAATAGTATTGACATTATCATCAAATGTAGGTCCGCGATAATCTGAAATTGTTTTTTCAAAAACAACTTTAAGACCAGCAGGATGTGCCATATTTAAATAATTATCTTTATATTGATAACCTGGAATTCCAACTTTTAACAAATATGACCATTCTTGAATCCAGTTTCCATCCTGCATTCGTGATCCATTCAAATAACTTCCTGCTAAATTTGGAGCATTTCCGTAGTCACCCGTAATTCCTATTGAAAAGTTAATAGATTGATCATAAAATCTACCACCATTCAACCTCAAGATAAATTTTTTAGGTATAGTTATTTGAACATCTTCAAAATTAATGTCATACAGAGTTTTGAAAAAATATCTTATTCCATCCTCAGTTGTTTTTTTATGATAAAAAGTTCTTTTAATACCTTTTAAAAACTTTCTAATATTGCTTTCATATATTAGTCCACCATTTGGAACTGTGGACATTGTATCAAATCCATCTGCATATATTTTTGTTAGTCTATCTAAAAATATAGATCTTGTTTTTTCAATATCAACTAAATCTATTAAGTTTTTTGCAAGTTGATATTGTGCACCAGTAGAAGTATCACAATATAACCAATCATAATATTTTTGTAAAAAATCATATATTGTTAATGTCTCAAGTCCATCTGCTTGTCGTTCACTTTTTTCGACTACTACCCACAGTGGAACCTGATTACTAATATCGTATTGTGTTGGACAACCAGTTTCTACAAATAATTTATTTAAATCTCCAATAATACCAAACAGACTTTTAGTTAATCTGTTGTTTACAGTTTGTTCTTGAGAATTTAGTGTTGTAGAAAGCATTATCCTATTGTTACCGTGCCGTAGTTAAATGATACTAAATTATTCAATCCTATTGTAATAAACCTTTTTGCAAATAATACATTTAATGTCGCTAAATTTCCTATCACACCACTTTTAATATTTAAAACCCCTTTATTTGCAATAAATGAACCATAATCTCCTGGATACGGTCCAATTTGTTCTCCAGTTTCGTCATTCCTTGACCACAATTGCAATTTAATTGGAATATTTTTATCAGAATTTCTAGAAACAAACATCTTTAAAACTGCTCTGGAACCTGCAGGTATTTGAATTGTACTTACTGGTATGAATGGTTCTGTTACATCTATACCGTCATTGATTGGTAATAAAAATTCATTTCCTAAATTAAAATTATATTCTTTTCCTGATTGAAGGGTATCTTTTACATATATCGTAAAATAATCTGGAGATATTAATAGGTTACTGATGTCTGGATTTGAATTTGATCGTAAAACATCAATAAAATCTGAAGCACTAAATGATAGATTATATTGTGCAGAAACCTCAAAAAATTGTCTAAAAAGTGATTTTACTTCAGACAAAATATTACTTCTATTTGATGTTGTATTGTCAGTTCCAGGCGATAGATAAAAATTAAAATCTGTAAAAATATTTAAAGATTCGCTTTGCACATATTCCGGAAAAACAGTAATAATACTTCTTTCCTTTAGATAATTTATCATTTCGGGAACAATTGGGTCCGTAGAATTTAAATTAGAAGATACAAAAACTCTACCATGCCTGGGTGGTGTTAAATCCTGACCACCAAACACATTAAATTGATTTTGAGAAGTGAAAAATTTTGCCTGAAGCAATAATGCTTTATAGTCGTTCACAGTCACTGCTCTTTCTTGTGCAGAAAACCATTTGGGAGCAAGAAATCTAATTTCATCCAAATTTAAATCTGTTTTTCCATTTTTTGATGTGCTTAAAACCTGAACAACTGCATTTTCTCCATTAAATCCATTAAGAGTGAAAAATGTTAAATTATTAGCTTCACTTCCATTTGTTAAAATATATCTAATGTTTATAGATTCAATTTTATCATCAATGCTTCTTCCTATTCCATTTAAACCACCAAATATAATAACGAATCCAGAAGATGTTCTTTCTACAAAATAGATATTTTCATCTGCTTTTGATGTATATCCAACATTTTCAACTCTTGACCATATTTTTCTATCTACTGTTGCATCGTCTATTCTTTCCGTAATCGTAACTTTTATTGAGTCAATATCAAAACCATTTGCTGATATTGCTATTTTTTGATTTGTAAAATCAAAATTAGTTAATGCTTCAAATTGAACATATGTGTTTGCTTCATATATGTCAAATCCAACTTCTGGACTATTCCCACCCACTAAAGGAATATCTTCTAAATTATAAAATGCGTATTGAATACCATCTGAACTTGCAGACAAAAATCTAGTCCCTGCTGGAATACTTGTTGAATTTACTAAACCCCCAACAAAAACTTTAGCAACTGCTGCGCTTCTTGAAGAAACAGTAAATCCTAAAGGTTTGCATAAGGATATAATAGAATCGTCTTTTTGTGCACTATCTAAAAATGCTTCTGCATTTATAACATTAGCATAATATGCATAATAAAAAGTGTTATATGCTAGTAAATCTATAACAGACTGCATTGCGCTACCTTCAAAGTTATACCCTGAAAGAGTTTCTTGATCTCTCAAATAATCAGTTAAACTTTTTTTAATCTGATTAAATTCTAGACTACCAAGAGTGGTTGGTGTTGTTCTGCTTGCCATTACCTAGTCCTTGAAATTTGTATTTTAATTATATCTTGTAAACTTAAATCTGGAGCTTGGTATTCAACTTCTACATCTATTGAATTTTGCTTTGAATTTTCATAAACCTTAATGTTATTTAAAACTGCTCTCGGTTCAAACAGTCTTAAATTTTCAGCAATTGCAGACTGCACAGAAGCGATCAATTCTATGCTAAAATTTTCAAACAAAAAAGTTTGTAAATTTGCACCAAAATCAAAGTTAAATTTTCTCTCTCCATTATTTGTTAAAACTAAATTTTTAATAGATTGTCTGATCGCTGCAAGATCATTTATTGTATTAATATCAGAAGTAAAACTATTTTTACTCAAGAAAAAAGGTAAGTCTTTATATTTTTGTTTTTTGCTTAACATAATATTATTTATTAATCCTCATTGCTATTACCTTTATTTGTTATTCCAAATGGTTTTTTTACATCTTTTGGATCATAATGTAGACTATTTCTGACTAAAATAAGTTCCATTTCGTGATTTGTTGAAGATATCATATGAATTATTTCCGCAACTAACCATTTTCCAGAAACTTTTTTATATTTATTCTTTGTGAATAAGGGATTGTCATTTTGTACAAATAATTCAATAAGAGACCCCACTTTAACCTTTTCATTTGTATTTACTTTAATTCGTATCTTTTGTGCCTGTAATTGTGCCAACTGTGCTGTTCTAACTAATGGTAATTTTGGTGGGCAATTCCAGAATGTGGAATGCGTTCTAGTATATGCCAAATATTTCCAAAAATATCTTCCTTGTTCTGGGCAATTGCAACTACAGGTAGAATCTGGATTAGACAGTTCGCAACCTAACCAATCATCTCCGAGATATTCTTTAATTAATGCACACTCATTTATTTCGTTTTCAAGTTTTGCCAATTCAAGATAAGTTGGTTCCTTTTCTTCGGGTGCCAAATACTGTGCAGGACAATTGCAATATGGGTGCCCTGCTGTACATCCAGAATTATTTGAACTTGATTCTGTTAGTGGAATTGGTCCATCTAAAAGTGCTTTTGGATTTGCACACGATAATCCCAAATCCTTACATGTTCTTGTTTTTCCATATACTGTGAACTGAGCAGAAAAATTACGATCAAAAAACTCGTATTCTGTGTCTACTGGAGGTGTTATTAAACCATACTCGGTTTCTCCACTTAAATCATATTTCCACAAATCATTGGCAACCAAATTTGGTTTATATAACATATAATCACCCTCAAGGTAGTACATCAACGAATCTCTAAAATAACCACCCAAAGAATAATCTTTATCTTTGTAAGCAGAAATGTAAGTTTTGAATGTCTCTTCACCCTCAACATCGTCATCGTTAAAGAAAAACTTTAAATGTTCTGCTTTATCTGCAACAAGTTCTGTCAATTTGGTTTTAGACAGATCCATCCATCCAGCAAATTCGCTTCCATACCAAGTTCTCCAATAGTTTGGATTCACCGTAAACAATCCCTTACCACCAAATAAATCTCGTGCCTTTGTGTTTGGTGGTTTAAACATATTAGCAAATCTAATCGGTATGAATAGATTTCTGGGAACAAAGAACGACCACCAAGAACGGTGTGGTTTTAGTTTCTTGTACCCGTTTGGTAGAATATAAGAACCAACGGTAGATGTTCTATGAAGAGGATCAAATTGTTTTCCACTACTAATTGCATAATGATATAGCGACTCCATCCAATTTTGAGAGTTTTCATCAAAATAATAAGCACCCCCCATGTGGAAGTCTAGATCATATCCACCACCATGCATATCCTCTTGCATTGGATCGTAGGCATAATACGGATACTCTGTTTCAAATCCATCTTCGGGCCATAAATCCATTCCATTATAGTCTGTTGTTAAATATTCTGTCTTGGACAGTACAGACCCTGTATCATGATTCCACCAATCATAATAATTTCCTTTATCTATTCCTTGCAATTTTCTATTTGTTGGAATATCATCTTTTATTTTCTTAACAGCAACATCAAACCCATATGGATCCATTCCAATTACTGCAGCATTATATTTAACACCATGTCTACCAATTGGACCGACCGTTAAATTTACAAGATATGGTAAATAATATTCTACTCCAGCATCACGAACAAACCCATTTGGAAATTCTCCCACAGTTTGAAGACCAATTGGTTCTGCAAACTCTACTCTAACATATGAAGAAATTTCTTCCTTTTTAATATTTGGTGGTCTGTATGTTACTCCATCTGCCGATGAATTAACAAAATTTTTATAAAAGTTAAATGTATTTCTAAATTTTGTCATATCCATGACAGATAGATTATTATTTGAAGATGCTTGACCCGAAAGTGATATTTTTGGAAGATCTGGTTGAGCATAGCCATACTCAAAAAATCCTTGTAAATCAGCAGGATCGGTTGAAGGCGAAGTTTCGGGGACTATATCGACACGATCAACTGCTCCAATATGTGTTGCAGCAGTTTCAACATATTCGAGTCCTCTAAATTCTGGACTTGTATCTGGTAAACTGCTGTTTCCTTGTCTTGTAAAGGATTTTTGATCTATAAAAAATACTGGATCATCTGTTCCATCTGCATCTCTAAATCCAAACCACTGATGAACTTTTCTAGAAGTTATATACGCATTTTTTGTATATCCTTGGTCATAATATGGATGTTTTGCAGTGCTACCTGACGCGCCTCCAAAAAATATTGAATATAACCACTCTCCAGCAACAGCACCTGTTATTCCTATTTTATTAGATAACAATTCATATCTGCTTCCACGAACATCTTTTCTTGTTATTTTTTTAATATTTTTTAAACTATTTGCAGATTTTAATTTGGGTTTTGTTTCTGATCTAAAAATTGAAGTGCCTGGTTTTTTAGAATAAAAGAATGCAGCTCTATTAAACCATTTTGAATAATTGTCTTTCCATAAGAAACGATAACCATTTGATATTTTTGTTTTTAAATCTTTTATTAATTCAAGTTCAACGCTAAGTAATTCTTTTTCAGCAACATATGTTCTTCTCAATACTTCAAGTGCAACACTACTTGCACATGTGGTATTATAACAACCACCAGATTCACAATCTTCATTTTCCAAACATGCTCTAGTTTTTTCTTGAATAACTGGATCAACTATTCCTGGTATTAATCCAGAATCTGTTCCATAATCATAAAAATTCCAATCACTAAGTTGATTTCCATCTTCGGAAAATGTATTTTCCCACAAATATGGTGCAGCATATAGATAAATTTGACTAAAGTTTTCAACAGACTTTCTTGTAGTGTGTTTTATATACCCACGAATTAATGGATCTTTTGAACAATCTCTATATGCACATGGAGAAATGTATCTAACATCTCCTTCTTGTGGAAGATTGCTAGGTCCAGTAGGTCCAGTAGGTCCAGTAGGTCCAGTTGGACCTCTTATGCCGCCAGTTCCTCCATCACCACTACCACCATCATCGTTTGTTCCAGGTCTTCCATCTGGACCTGGATCACACTCTGGATTGTTCGGACACAATCCACAAGGACACCCAGCACCACACGGATTGTCAGCGCATTCTCGCTCATCACCATCACTTGGACATAATGGAGGATCCCCAGAGCATGGATCCCCACTGCCTCCACCATTGTCTGCATCACTACATGCGGTGCAAGAATCCGCTTGCCAGAATCCATCACCAAACATTGAACATGGGAATCCTGAAAGTTTTGGTCTACAAGCAGGAGGATTACATCTGACACAATAACCTAATAGTTGGTCCAAGTCCCTAAAAGTTATAGTTCTTGGGGAATTAGTCTGCTCACTTTGCTCTTGATTTCCTACCGCTGCTCCTGGTCTATCTGCACTTGTGCCAAAAAATACCTGACCAAACCCATAACTTGCACCAACTTTAGAATACGGAACCATTCCAAACTCATAAGACCCTATTGGCCAATCTGTTATTTGTTCTCCTATTATGGCATCTCCCATAAATTTATTTGAAATACCATCTAATAAATTAATAGGTCTTGATTCTGGAGCAGTTATATCTCTTTGCTCATCACCAACTTTTTGAATTCTAACCTGACCAAAAATTTCATCTGCCTTGTCTTTATAATTTTCAACTCTAGTGAGAAATGTGTCTATTTGTTGAATTCTTCTTGAAATCTTTCTTTCGGATATATCATATTGGGTCAATGCCCTAGAGATCACAAATTTAACATACTCATCATCTGCGTTAATCGTTGGACCTCTAAGATTGAAAAACTTACCAATATTTTCATTATAAGGAGATTTGGTTAAATCGTATGAATATGATAATCCTCTGTCATATAATGTTGCCCCCGCGTCAAAGTTTAAAGTATCGGTAAATGATCCCGCAGCAGCAAGTTTATATTCTCCGCTAGTTTTTGCATACAATCCAGTTGGACCCAGAAGAAGAGTATATGTGATACCTGTTATTCCTGGATCTAATAATATTGCCATATCTGTTGTTGAACCCATTGCGGCATTTTCGCTGCAACAAACTGTACATCGATAAACTTCCCATTTTCTTTTTATGTCTTTTTTCTGAGAATATAGTTTTCGTTTTTCTAATAAAGGTTTTCTTATATTTGAATGAATAATATTAAAATAGTCAAAATTATACTCAGTTATATCGTATTGCGGTTGCCATGCAGTAGTTGACCACGGACCAGATTTTCGCGAATACACATCCCATTCTGTATAATATGGGGTATTCATATAATTTATATCGTAGTAACCATAGTTTATATCATCTACTCTATTTGGACTGTTTTCTTCTATTACCTCTGTATCTAAATTTTGTTGAGTATTTTCAGAAGAACTTGAAATTTGTGTTATATTTCCTTTTGTAGTTTTTTCACTAAACTTTGATTCTTTAGAATCATTTATTAGTGGAAACTCTTCTATCTGAACCATGTCTTTATAATCTCTTACATAAGAATAGTCAACATTGAAATCCGAAAAAGATCCTGATCCAGACAAACCTCTTCTATCTTTAAGTCCAAAATCTCCATTAAAGTTTATTCCAAAACTTTTTCCCACATTGTAACTAGCACTTAAAAAATCTGAATATGTTGTAAAATTTGGTTCTATTCTTGTGTACTGGGAAAAAACTGCTCCACTTTCAAGAAGTCTAGAAATATTATATTCATTTATAACTTGAAATGCAAGAACTCTGTTTGGATTTGTAAGATCGGTGGTCATTACAAATCCATCTACAGGATCCGATATTTCGTTTGTATCTTCTCCTTTTTGTAACATTTTAGATATTGATCTAAAATTCCAACCATCTCTATCCTCCCAGAAAAAATAATCAGCGTGTATTCCGTTGTTTAATGCTCCTGGACCTTGAGAATAGTCAAATGCATGATCTGCCAAATAATTAAACAATTGACTAATTCTTGATTGACCTTTATGTTTTAACCAAGGATAGGCAATATTATCCCATTTTAACCAAACTCCAGTTTCACATGGATCTATTTTATTTTCTTTTAATTTAAATTTTTTTGTAAGTCTGTTTACAAGACCACCAGTAGAACCTTTTTCAACAGATAGTTTTCCAACATAGTCTTCTTTTTCCCAAGTATGAAATGGTGGAGTTAAATAATTTGGTAAAAATATTTGTGAACTTATAAAATCTAATCTCCAAACAGAAACTGTTTCATCTAGAGGATTTCCTTCAACAAATATAGTATCATCCGTTACAGATTTTGCATTGTATATGTTGAACTTAAATTTTAATAACTTATCAACTCTCCCTGCATTTTCATCATCGTTTGAATTTTCTGATGGTGAATTTTTTTCTATTCCAAGTTTTAATTGTATTTCTAATTCTTCAGTGCCATCAAAACCAAATTCATCTATCCAATTTCTGTAATCAAAAACATACATGCTTCCATACATGCTTCCATTGAACATAGACTCAGAAAATGATATAGATCGCAACGGAGATTTAAGAACAACATCTCCGCTAGTCCATGGGATCAATTCAAAGTTAATTTTTTCATCTTTACCAGTAGATGAAGACTTTTTTCCTTTTTTACTTATGACAACCTTTTCAAGTCTGGATTCGCCAATGAATACGAAATTGCCGTCCTTCTGCGAACCTTGAGAAGATATTACTTGATTTTCTAATTTAAAATTTCCGTCAGACATATTATATTGTTATTGTTATTGTTTTAAATACTGCGCTGCTTTGTAACTCATTAGTTAAGGTTGAGACGACCAAGGGTGCAAACTCTGGTTTTAACACTCTTATTTTTTGTTTAGAAATATATTCTAACTCTTGATTTTCTGAAATTGTTTTTTTATTAATTGCAAATGGTGGTGTACCACCACAGACTCCATATCTGTACAAAACAGTTTTTGCAAAATTATCATTAACAGTAGTCCCTGCTGGATTAGAGTAAGTTGTAGTCGTTTTTGCAGCAGAAGCACCTGTAATTCCATACCTATAGGGATCTAAAATAACATTAGACATGTCTATAAAATATAAAATGCTATCTAAATATTTTTCTGTGTATAAGACATCGGTATGGTTTACAGACACAGGAGTATAGTCTTTGCTGTTAAATGATAATGGTTCTACTGTTCCATTTATTTTATTTTGTCTTGCAAATAGAACACTGTCTCCCGAATTAATCGTACCTGATCCACATATCCCTCTTATTTTTCTAAAATATGGATCAAAATCAGCAATGAACCGATAAGTATCAACATCAATTGCAGTTGCTGTAACTCCTCCAGTTCCAGTAACTTTAACTAAAATATCACCTGGTTTTATATCTGGAAGTGCTGAAATATAATAAGCATCACCGCCATAATTTATATCAAGTAATCTATTGTGTTCTTGTAATGATAAAAACCAATCAGTCTTTAATGACAGTATTTTATTTGGCAATAATACTAACCAAGAATAAATTGGACTTCCATATAGTGTAGTCGATATTGACTCTGGAGAGTCACCATCTTGAATATAATAATCACTAAATGCTGCACTACTATCAACATC